AAAGTAGAAGCATCTAGTTAACCCTTACTAGATACGTACGGGAGGGGAGGAGCGAAAGCTCCTCTTCTTTTTTTATATGTTAAAGACTAGGGGGGATGTTCTCTGATTTAATTAAAGGCGGTCGTGCGTGCGTAAGTCGACATGCAGGAGACAAAACGATTCATTAAGATCTACAGCTCCTGGTCGCGATCCAAAACTCCAGAAAATCTAGGGCAAAATTTAGCAACCCCCAGACCTTAATCGAGCGTCCGCGTAATAATATATGTATCTCTAAAAGTATAGGTGGTAACTAGGTTTTTCGTGTAGGCATACTCTATATAGTGGAGATGCTAGGAGTCGAACCTAGGTTTAAAGCTACTGTGTACAAGGGCAATCTTTTTTTGATTATTAGCTTTACTTACCAATCATCCCCAGTAGACAGTATACCACATATTGTGTATACCGTATGTAGTATGTACTAGATATAGTATGTATTTTTCTTAAAGTCAGTCATGTACTGCTATAATGTAAGTAGGTCAGTCCTTGCTAGTACAGGACAAATACATAGGACTAGGAGTGCTAGTAGGGACTACCGCCATTTTGGTAATAGCGAGCTAATAAAAAGCCCTGTTTGACTAAAATTTATTCAAGTGCCTTGAGTATTCCGTTTGTCTTTCTAGTTTATCGTACCACCGATTCGGAACTTTCTGAGTCTCGATCTCGCTTACTTGTACACATGTTAGGTTGTCTTAACCATATAAAATAAAGTATTTGTATGGTACACTATACCAGATGACAAAATCTAAACAAGAGAAAAACAAGTTCTGTTTAGCAAATGACTGTACTCACGTATTACCAGCAGGTAGGAGAAAGTACTGTTCAGATAAATGTTCCAATAGAATTAAGAAGAGAGCATACAGAGCTAGTAAAACAACTGATAAATATCATGTAGAGAAGGTTGTAGATACAAACATACAAAAGAGAAGAGGCAGTTATTATGCCATTATGGATAAAAAAAATTTTTTTGACGACATGTTAAAAGGTACCAAGAGTAAACAAGAGGTAGCTGATATACTAGGATGCTCACTACCTACTGTGACAAGATCATTGTCTGCTTACTTAAAAGACGAAGCACTACGAGTCAATCACGAGACCTTGCAAAAAAACGGGGGGGACACGAACGTAGCACTTGAGGACTTTGTAAAGTTTAGAGACACGTACTTCCTGACAGAACAGAGTGTTAAGTATGAGACACCAGATTTCCAAAGAAGATGGATAGCAGCAATACTAGATGCAATCGAGCATGGTAAAAGACTTATGGTGTTGTCACCTCCACGTCATGGCAAGACAGATCTTCTTACACATTTCTGTGTATACATGATATGTAAAAATCCTAATATGAGAATTATGTGGGTAGGAGGTAATGAAGATATAGCTAAGAATGCAGTTGGTTCTGTGTTAGACGTATTAGAAAATAATGAACAGTTGATACAAGACTTTGCAACATATGAGGGATTTAGACCTGTAAACAAATCAGGTAAGTCCTGGAGTACAAGCCAGTTTACAGTAGCTACTAGAACTGTATCAGGTATTAAAAGTCCTACATTAGTAGCCGTAGGTAAAGGTGGAAAGATATTGTCAAGAGATGCAGATTTAATTATATCTGATGACATAGAGGATCACGGTAGTACAGTACAACCAAGTGCTAGAGAAAATACTAAAAACTGGTGGACTACAACACTTCAGTCAAGAAAAGAAGAACACACAGGAATGGTCGTAATCGGCTCCAGGCAGCATCCAGACGACCTGTATAACGCATTGCTGAACAATGACGCATGGGAGACAATAGTCGAGAGAGCGCACGATTTAGAAATACCTTTAGATCAGGAGTCAGATAATCAAAATGATCATATGTTATGGAAAGGTAAACGTACACACAAGTGGTTAATGGAACAGTTAGCTGCTGCTGAAACAACAGGTGGTAGAGCTATATTTGAGATGGTGTATTTAAATAAAGCTGTACCAGAAGGTATGGAATTGTTTAGTGCAGAAATGATAGATGGATGTTTAGATAGATCAAGAAACTTAGGAGACGTTCCCCCACATACAGCATTAATAGCTGGACTTGATCCTGCATCAACTGGATACCAAGCTGCTGTATTATGGGCATACAATCAGAAATCAGGTGAACTCTGGTTAGTAGATATGAGAAATGACTTAGGTGGTGGTATCTCTAAAGCACATAAAGTTATGAAAGATTGGCATGAACAATATAATTTATCACATTGGATAGTAGAAGAGAACGGATTTCAAAAAGCAATTGGACAAGATAAAGAAATAAGAAACTGGGCTGCTTCTTGCGGTGTGCGCATAGAGGGACACCAAACATATAAAAATAAATGGGATCCAGTATTTGGTGTTACTGCAATGGTTCCTATGTACGAACAACAGAAAATTAATCTACCTTGGGCAAATCCACAGACACAGAGAAAAGTAAATGTATTAAGAACACAGTTAATTTATTTTAGTAGTGCTAGTAGTAGTAACTCAAGAGCAGTAAGTTCTAAAACAGATTTAGTTATGGCAAGTTGGTTTCCTATGAAAAGGGTACGCCAGACCGTTAAATTAATGCTATCAGAAGTAGACAACGACTATAATCCTTCTTATAGTAATTATAAAATGACAACATATGACGAAAGAATGTGGGATAGATAATGCCTTTGACAGCTGCTCAATTAGCACACAAAGTAGATGACTTACGTGGTTTACACGAACATACAGGGCATCACGATTATAGAACTAGAATAAGAAAAATAATTAACGGTGGCTCACAAGGTGTAGCTGCATTACTAGGTTCTAATTCAGAAAACTACAATGAAGATTTACCTATACCTAATATGATCGAATCAGGATTAGAACACTTAGCACAAAAATTAGGAAGAGTGCCTGATCTAAAAGTTGATCCGTATAACAATAAAGATTCAGAGAGAGCAAAAAAGAAATCAGAAAAACTAGAACGTATTGTACATTCATACGATAAAAAAAGTAAATTAGACATGCAGTTGCCACAAGCAGCTAGATGGCTACCTGGTTATGGATTCTGTGTATGGATTATAAGAAATAAAAAAGATCAATTTGGAAACATGTATCCTCATGCAGAACTTCGTGATCCTTACGATTGTTTTCCTGGATACTACGGACCAGACCAACAACCTTCAGAATTAGCTTTAGTAAGAATAGTTCCATCACAAATAATTAAAAGACTATATCCTAACGCTAGAATACAACACGAACAAGGTACAAACGAATATAGTGGTGGTTGGCAACAAGGTATGTACAAAGATGCATACGCAAGAAATTGGGAAAATGATGCTTCTGATGGTGAAGAGTTAATTGAGTATTACAACGAAGAAGGTACTTATACATATCTACCATCAACACAACAAATATTAGATTTTACTCCTAATCCATTATCAACAGGACCAAGGTTTGTAATTGCTAAAAGATTTAGTTTTGACAGATTGCAAGGACAGTACGACCACGTATTAGGTTTAATGTCTGCAATGGCAAAGATAAATGTTTTATCAATTATTGCTATGGAAGATGCAGTCTTTACAGAAACAAACATTGTAGGAGAAATAGAATCAGGTAACTATAAGAGAGGTAGATTTGCAATTAACTATTTAGCTCCAGGTAGCCAAGTAGTCAAACCAACAAATAACTTGCCTTATCAAATGTTTCAACAAATAGATAGATTAGAAAGACAACTAAGATTAGGCGCTAGTTATCCAGTTACTGATGACGCACAATCTCCAAACTCATTTGTTACTGGTAGAGGTTTACAAGAACTTATGTCATCTGTTGATCTCAATGTAAGAGAATATCAATTGTCACTAAAAACTGCAATAGAAGAAATAGATGCAAAACGTTTAGAGATGGATGAAGTTTTAAATAAAGATAAATCTAAACCATTAAGTGGTTATGCAAACGGTGCAGCTTTCTCAGAACAATACTCTGCCTCTAAAGATATAGGCGGACAATATACAACACGTAGAGTTTATGGTGTTATGGCAGGATTTGATGAGCCAACTAAAATTGTATCAGGATTACAATTGTTACAAGCAGGTATTATTGATAAGGAAACATTGCAAGAAAATATGGATGGTTTAGAAAACTTACAAAAAATAAATAATAGGATTACTAAAGACGAAGCAGAACAAGTTTTATTTGAAACATTAAAAGTACAAGCAACGCAAGGTGATCCAAAAGCTACTATGGCATTGGTACAGATAAGAAAACAACCAAGCGAAATGTCAGCTATACTTGATAAATTTTATACAGCAGAAGAAGAAGTAGCACCAGAAGAACAAGCAATGCTTGATCAAATGATGCAACAAGGTGGCGCACCTGGTGGCGCACCTATACCGCAAGGACCTACTCCAGATATTAGATCGTTATTACTGCAAGGAGGAGGACAACCAAATGTCTGATAATCAAGAGTTTATTGATACTGAATTTGAAAGTATTGTTAAAAGCACATTGAGTGACACGTGGATGAATAATCTTAATGCATTTGAAGAACAACAAACTGTAACATTCCCAGGATTTTTTGTTATGTTCAAAACTATATTTTTAGAAAATGATGAAGAAGAATATGATGGAGGCGATAATGGCGAATGGATCTTCTAGAAGTAAAGGTAGAAGAGGTGGTGCAGTAAGTGGACCAGGAGCTTTAAGTAAAAGAACAGATTTAAATGTATCTAGTGATTCTGCAAGAGAAATGTTGGCAGGTGCGCCAATGGGTGATGAGACAGATTTAGTTAATCAAGTAGTAGAAGGAAACGCTGCATTGCCACCACAAGGTGGAGGTGGTGGTGGAGGAGTACCAGCAGAAGAAGCAGCACAAGTTACACCAGTAGAAGATTTTTCATTAACAAATGATACCGCTTATCCAGAAATGCCAGTAACAGACATAGGACAAAAAAAGCAAACATATTTAGAAGATGATTCAATGATGTTAATTAGAGCAATGGCAGATGCATTTCCGACACCAGAATTGTTATCATTGTTAATGAGTCAAGGAAGCGTGTACAAGCAGTCTCCCGATAAATAATGGGCGTTTACTTTTTTGATAATCCTTCACAGGAAAAAGATTTATATAAAGAAATTTACGATAGACAAACAAATTACAAAAGAACAAAAGAATCTGTATTGCTTGATGACTCAGTTAGAGCTTCTTCAATATCTAAAATGTATCCTAACTTTTCACCTGACGTTATATCTGCTCTTACATTATTACAAGTTAAACCTGAAGCAGAAGTATTAGCTGAAGTATCTGCACGTATTGCAGAAAACAATCAAAGAAGTATATTACAAAAAACAGGTAATGGTTTTAAAGCAGGTATTAGATTAGGATTGCTTGGTTTAGAAGATGCTTATAGAAGTTGGGTAGATAGACCTATTAACTCTTTTATTGCATCTACATTCGGAGATCAAGCTAAAGATTTAACTTTTCAAGATGCATATGCGCAATCAGGTAAATCAACAGTTAGACAAGCAGTCAATCAATTAAGACAAGGTAAACGTGTTAACTTAGGTGATGGTTTTTTACCAGATAGTGATGAGTTTGATGCACAAAATCCTAACTCTAAATTTTATGAAGAGTATCAGTACATGGTTAAAAAAGGAATGGATTCTGATAGAGCAGCTCAACAAATATCTGATTACTTAGGAGATCCTATAACTGATTTAGATCTAAGAGCGCAAGAAGAATCTGGAGCATTTACTATTACAACTAGAGGATCAGATGGGAATCAAGTAGCTATGCCTATATCACTTGGTCGTGCTACTGCAAATTTATTTATGGAACCAGGAAGCAAAGGTTTCAATGCAGTATCAGGATTAATAGATATGGGTAAAATAATGTTTTTAGATCCAGCAAACTATTTTGGTTTAGGAATAAAAGCATTAACGAAAAACAAAAGACTACTTGCACCTTCAGAAGAATTAATAGCTTCATTAAAGAAAAAAGGTATACAAGGTAAAGCAGGTAGTGCAGAATTTACACAACCACAGAAAAAAGCATTAGGTATAAATGAAACAGGAAAATTTAATTTTGTAAATAAAAAACAAGTTAATGATTATTTAGACAATGATGAAGGTGGTCAAGAATTTATTAGGTTCTTAGCTCAAAACGATAGTACAGATAGGTTTGTCAGTTTGACAGGAATAAATGATACTGAAATATTAAATGATTTTAGAAAGATACAAATATCTAAAAGACCTATTGAGAATAAAGAAAAGGCAATACGTTCTTTGTTAAATGATAAATACTTAGCAAATCCTTTTAGAGGACCAGATAGTTTTGGAATAGAAAAACCAACTGTCGGAGCATTTGGTAGAGTAACAGGATCAATTGCTGAAACAGCATTAGGTACAAAATTAGATCCAGCTTTAAGTGGTACTGGTAAATTGTTTGGTGCTAGAAAAGTATTAAAAGCAAGTCTTGTAGAAAATTCAAGGTTAGGAAGAATAATTACTTCTTATGCTTCAGATTTACCATATAGATTTTTAGACATAGATCAAATGGATCAAACTGTTGGACAAGCTAAATTGTGGATGGATCAAACAACAATGGGTAGAAAAGACAAAGATGAGATACTAGATCAATTAATAAGAATTGAAGAAGGTGATGAAGCAGCTTTGTTTGATGTAACTAGAGATATGATGGCTAGAACAGCTAATGACTTAATAGAATCAGGTGGTGTTAATCGATCAGATGCAAATGCAATTACTAGAATATTTGATGAAGAATTACCTGAGTATAGAAAATTTTGGATTAATGCAATAACAGGTGAAGAGGTAGCTACAACTACAAACATGGTACCAACAATTATTGACGGTAAACCTACGGTAACTCCTGGACCACAGTTAGTTACAGAGTTTGTAAATAGAACAATACCTTTACCTGATGCATCAGGAATGGCTAAAGCATATAACAGTATGGGTATTCTTCGTGCAATGGTACCAGATTTATTTAAAGGACCAGATGAAGCATTAGATGCAGGTAAGTTGTATAAATTACTTGGAGACAAAAAATCTGTTAAAGGTGTAAGTACAAAAGTTGCAGATTATTATATGTCAGAAGTTTGGAAACCTTTAGTGTTATTAAGAGGTGCTTGGACTGTACGCGTTGTTGGTGAAGAACAATTAAGAATGTATGCAAGAGGATATGACAATGTATTTAGTAGACCTTTATCTTGGATGTCACAATTTATAATGAATAGCGATAGTGCAGCTAAAGTAAAAAGATGGAACTCTAAAGGCGTAACTTACAACGATTTATTTGGTGATCCATTTTCTGATTCTGTTGAAGCACAACAAGCATCATCAAGAATAGCTGGTATAAATAACAATGATTATTTTTTTGGAGGAGAAAGAAAAGGATTAAAAAAACCAGGACCTCACAAATATAAAGTATTAGCTAAAAAAGATATTGTAAGAAAGACATCTGCTGGTACACGGTCTGGTGAATACAATGAATATTTAAGAAACTTTTTATCAGAAGTTGCAAAACTACACAATGACGATCTATTTAAATTTTTATATAGAAACAATACAGGTGAACTATTAACTCCTGCACAGCAACAAAAGAAATTACAAGAATGGATGTTAGGTGAAAGTAACGAAGCTAAAGAAATAATTGCATCTTACAATAGAGGAGGACCATCATTTAGAAGATCAGCAGGAACAGTTGGAGGTAGATATTCATTTGCTAAAGCATTAGAAGCACGTACAGTTGGTGCATCTGGTGGAGATTTTTCAGAAAGCAGAACATTGTTAGAAAAATTAATTGATGTCAATAATATTGACGACATAGATTTACTTAAAGATAATCCATTTACAATATCAAGAAAATTAAAATCTAGTGATGAGTTAATGAATATGATTAAAAGTGGAAGTATTAATGATATTGCATTAGATGATGTATTTAGAGAATTAGATTCTAAAGGTACACAATTATTTAAAAAACAAAAAGGTGTTAAAGCAGAAAATTTTAAATCGCTTGTAAAATCTTTAGATGACAATTTTGAAAATTTACCACAATACATATCAGCACCATTTGATGATTACATGGATGCACCTAATCGTTGGCAATCATTTACTACAAAACAATTTGATAGATTTATGGGAGCTAGAACAGATACATTATCAAGATCACCTGTGTTTAGACAAATATATTGGAGACAAGTTTATGATATGTTACCTTATATGAGTCCTGGAATGAGAAATAGGTTATTGTATGGAGGAACAATTTATTCAGAAGGCAGATACTTATCTGTTAAAGGCGCTTTAAAAGCTAACATACCAGACGAAAACTTATGGGCTAAATTAAGATTTACTCCACAACAATTAAGAAAACAAGATACAACTATTAATTTAGATATGTTTAAAAAAGAAGTTGAAAAACTAGATGCAATAGATGCTAAAGCAGGAAACGTATCTCTTGATTTTAAAAAAGACATAGACAATTTACAAAATGAATTTTTTAAAGAAAAGAAATTATTTAACTCTGAGCTAGAAGAATTTCAAACAAACAAATATTACATAGGTAAAGGACAAAAGTATTCTTTAGGAATGTTTACTGATTATGAAGTTGGTACAGATTTAACAGTTACACAAGGATCAAAATCAAGAAAAATATCTCCACAAAGAAAAATAGCGTATGACAAAAAAATAAATGAATTACGTGAAAAAGAATTAAAATTAATTGGTAGTGAACGTGAACATAAATTAAGTAACGTTGATGCTAGAAAACCAAACGATTTATTTGAATATCAAGCTCATAATTATATTGATAAAACATTAGGTAATCCAAGAGAATATTATAGTAGCTCTACTAAACCTAAAATACCGACAACTATAAATCGTATAAGAGGATCAATTAATAGATTAAATCGTTTAATAAGACATACACAAGAAAATGTAGAACATTTTAAAAAATTTAATGAGCCACAAGAAGTTAGTGAATTTGCAGTATTAAATAATATTGTAGAAAGAAATGCAGGAGATTTTGTCGAGCCAGATTATACAGTATTATTTGGTGATGTAGACAATATAAAAATTACAGAAGCAGAATGGAATGAGCAATACTCTGAACTTCTTTCAGAATTAAGACAAAATGTTAAAGATGGGTATTTTGATGCAGCAGAAGAATTAGAAGTATTTTTAGAAACTACAAAAGCTCAAAAGAAAAATGCTTGGAAAAAAATGAACAAAGATTTTACAACAAAGGCAGACGAAATAGCTGAAGAATTAGCAAGTACAAATCAAAAATCTTTTGATGCAAAACTAGATTATGAAGCTAGATACGTACAAGAAGCAGAAAAACTTATAGAAGAACATACAGCAGCATTAATAAAAAAGAAACAAGCTGTTGATAATGTAAGAGGTCAAATTAATGAAAGACTTGACAAATTAGAATTAAATATAAATAACAAGTTTAATAAAAAAAAGCAAAAGTATTATGACGAAAGAAATAAATTATATAAATCATCAGGATTTACCAATGATTTAACTTCATTTGAACAAATAGATACAGTAGCTAAAGCAACAGCTTTACAAGGAGTGGAAGATTTATTGTATGACTTATCTAAAAATAATAAATTCTTTTACAACATGCGTGCTATATTTCCATTCGGTCAAGCGTACAAAGAAATTATTACTACGTGGACTAAATTAATTGCAGAGAATCCTGAAGTAATAAGAAAAGGACAGAATGCAGTTAATGCTTTAAGAAAAGACAATGTTTTTAGTCCAGTAGAAGGTGAAGGATTCCTGGCACAAGATGAAGTAACAGGTGAAGAAGTATTTTATTATCCTAATAGTGGTAACTGGGTTAGTAACTTAGCATTAGGTAAAGATAGAAAAGCAGACATTAAATTACCTGGTTATGCAAGCTCACTTAACTTAGCTTTAAACGTTATACCAGGAGTTGGTCCAATGGTAGCTATACCTTTCTCTACGTTCTTAGGCGGTAATCCTAGTTTTGATAATTTTAAAAAAGTAGTTTTTCCTTATGGACTGCCTGATACACAAAACGCAGGTGACTTTATTAGAGCAGCAGGTATGCCAGCATGGATGAAAAATGCTTGGAGAGGTATTAAAGGTTTTGGAGAAGATGGTACACCAAGTGATGAGATTACACGTGTACAAATTAATACACAAATAGATGTGTATAGATTATTAAAAGCTAATGGAGAAGATGATAGTACTCCAGAATTACAGTCTAAGTTAATGGACAGAGCAAAAAATACTGCTTCTTGGTTAACGTTAGTAAAAGCATTCTCACAGTTTATTGGACCAACAGGATTAAACGCTAGGTACGAAGTACATGATCCAAAAAACAATGGTACAGTTTGGGCAATGCAATCATTATCAGATTATTACAGACAGATATTAGACAATCCACCTACTATTTCTGACACAAAACAATTAGAATTTGCTCCAGGAGATAACTATGGAGCTACAAAACATTTTATAGAACGATTTGGATTTAATCCAATTGATATAGTACAACCTAAATCTGTTGTTATAGAGCCAAGACCAGTAGATGAAAAGGGTGCAGAGTTTGAAAGAAACAATGGTGACTTATTTAAAGCATATCCATATACTGCACAGTTTGCAATACCTAAAGGTGGAGGTGGACCATTTAATTATGAAGCATATATCAATACTATTATTAATGAAACACGTGAACCTTTAGCAGCTGATGAATGGTTACAAAAAAGAAATCAAACATTAGGTGAATTTAATTTAGAATCAGAAAGAATAAGATCATTAGAATTTTTTGATATAAGTAAACCTGATCAAAACAAACAAAGAAATAGATACTTAGCTTTGAAACAATTAGATGCAAGAGAAATGTTTCCAGGTTTTGATCAACCTATTGTTGGTTTACCTACAACAATAAATGTAGAGTTACAAGTAAAAGAATTAGAAAACTGGAAAAATGAACCAAAGTTAGGTGGTACACAAGTAGGTAAAGACGTACAAAAAATACTAACTTTGTTTGATGTGTTTGGTAAAAAGTCATTTGCAGAAGGATTAAGCAAAGATGGTTGGAGAACTTCACGTAGATACATTAAAGAGCGTAAATTTATAAGAGATCAAATAGCACAAATGACATTACGAAATGATGATTTTTACTTTATAGCACAAAGAGTCTTGCTACCATATATACAAGAGAGACAAGATTTCGTTGAAGATTTAGTTTACAATGAAGAAGTGTTTAAAGAATATGGTATGTATTTACCTAATAAGAGTATGGAGACTTAATGGAAGAAGGATATAAACAAGCATTAATAGATGCAGTATTAGCAAACAGAGGAGCTGTTGCTGCACCACAAGGTTTAAGTACAAGTGTAAATGCTTCACAAATAGAACAGTTATCTGGAAACATAAGAGTAGATGATAATTTAATTAGTGAACTAAACTCATTAACAACTAAAGATATTTCTAATTCACAGTTTATAGCACAGTTAATTACAACACTAGAAGTCTTTGATGCTAAAGTTAGTAATCAAAACAATCAATCATTTGATGTATTTTATGCAGATAACAAAGCTATTGTAGAAGATTCTTTAATAGCAGTAGAACCTTTTATAGAGGGTGAAGCAACATTTGCCAATCAATATAATAGCTATTCTTTTACTGGACCAAGATACATGTATGCGTTACCAGTTGATTTTGTAGATGAAGTTAATAAAGGTATTGACATGGCAACTGGTATTAGCAATATTAATGAACAAGAAGCAACAGAGTATAGAAAATTTTTACAAGAACAAGTAGAAGAATTTGTAGATGAAACAGGTAAGGTTGCAGTAATAGCAAAACCTAAAGGTGGAAGTGGTATGTTATTTTATACTTCTCCATCTATTGAAGAACAGTTTACAAAAAATGGAACAGACAATATATCTTTAAGATACAATCTTCCAAGTCTTAAAACTTTTGGAGCAAATGATTCAGAAGTTTATTACTATCCAAAAATGGAACAACCAAGTGATTCTAATAGTTATGTACCATCAGGAGAATATGTAACTTTAAAGAAAAACATAAATGCAGATGGTCAAATGACAGCTGATCCAACAACAGGTGGAGAGTATTTAACTTTTGATATAAATAAAGTAACTGGTAAATTTGAAAACTTTAAAAGAGAAACTTTTACAAGTGACGAGTATAATAATTATATTTCTGGTGGAGGACAACCAATAGAGCTAGCTGGTAATACAGAAGCAGAAATACAAGAATCTTTTGAAGATTATAAATCTACGCTTTTGCAAGAACAAGTTACAGATGAGTTTACTAATACCTTTGGTAATTTACCAGCAGATCATTTTATATTTCAAAACACAGAAGCAGAGTATCAAGAGCCAACAGTAGAAGGTTTTGTACAAGATACTAAAGAACAATTTACAGCAGCAGAATATGGTGTAGATAATCTTTACGGAGGATTTGATCACATAAGTGGGGATCCTGTTGATGGTAAAATATCATGGATTAGTTTACCACCTGATGAGCAACAAGCTATACAATTGCAATTAATGCAAGCTGGTTTTTTAAGTCCAGATTCATACTATACAGAATTAGGTACTTGGGGTAGTTCTACACAAGGTGCAATGAAAACAGCTATGACTGAAGCTAATTATAAATTACAGAAAATAGGTCCGTATTTACAAAGTACAATAGAAGATTACAAGAATAGACCTATTATATATCCACAAGTGTATCCTTCAGCAGGACCATTAGCAGTTAAGAATGCTGTGCAAACTGCTATTGATGCAGCAGGTGGTAGAACAAATATGACTACTGGAGAAATGGCAGCGTTCATGGATTTCTACAAAGACTCAGAAGCTGACTACTCTAAAGCAGCAACAGATTACACAAGAAATTTAGAGTTAGTTAATAGAAGAATGTTTCCAGATAGTAAACTAACAGTACCAGATTCTCCTACTGCAAGAACAGCAGATTTTATTGAACAAACATTAGAACCAGAAATAATATCAGCAAACAGAGCGCAAGAAGAAAAAAGAAATGTTTCTTATTTAACCTACTCAACAGATAGAATGCGAGATATAATTGGTTAATGGTAATACTTTTAATGGTGGTAATGATGTCTAATGGATTGTCTTTAGCTCCTGGCGAATCTGATAACAAAAAATATACAGCAGAGCAATTATATACTTATTTAATCTTTGCAGATAATTACGTCAAATCTAAAAACATATCTGAATCTGAGTTTAATCCTAATGATCCTAGTGATAATATATTAAACACAGATGATGTAAATGATATGTACACATTAGTAGCATTAGGTTTAGCAGAACATCATGACAAAGGTTATTCAACTGGCTATTCAAGAAATGTAGTAAGTAAACCAAATAGTAACGGATCAATAGACTATGGTCTATGGCAGATAAATGATTTTTGGGAAGAAAGATTAGGACAAAGATTTCCAGAATTATTTGACAATGGTAAAGATTGGGAGCAAAACATAAACAATACATTTGCTAATGCAGTTGCTGCTATTTATATAGGTGGTTATGTAGAAGGAGATGGACCTAATGGTGGAGAAAATTGGTCAACTTATTCTATGGTTAAAGATGGTAGTGATTTTAAAGAAGATGCTATTGCTGGTGTAGAAGCATCAAGAAAAAAAGGTGGCAATCTTATGCAGTTGCAAGATTTTAAATATGCTGACACTACTAATAAAATATTAGATACAGCTTATGCTGAACCTGTAAGACAATCTATGGAGCAAGACTTTGCTAATTTTGCAGAGCTACAACAAGACGTGTTGCAAAACTTAATAGATAAAGGCGAATCTAAAAACAATGTTGGTTATAACAAAATGAAACTTAGACAAATGATAGAAGGAATGTAATGGATTTCTATTGCCATTTTTGTGGGTTTGATAGTTCAGTAGCTGATGACAGTTACTGTGAATGTAGGTGTCATATTATTGGTAGAGGTATTGAATAATGGATTATGATAAAATGTCACCAGAAGAACTTTTTGAAGAATTTAAAAAACAGTATTATAAAACAACAGAAATAGCAAAAGGAAAAAATGCTCTTGACATTAATTTAGTACATGATGAATTAATCTCAATAAGAAAAAACATTACAGAATTTCCTGAGTTGTATGATAAAAATAATCCATTTATTAACAATATTGAATTAGAAACATACGCTAGTAGAAGAGAAGTATTACCTAAAGATGTAAAAGAGTTAAGAAAATTTTTAGAAGTCTCAGATAAATTAGATAATATTTTACCTATAACTGATAACGGATTTACCTTTACTGATAATTTTATTTTAGAACATAATACATTTGGTTATTTTAAAACAAACACAGAAGATTGGAAAAAATATGGTACAAATATTCCAGATGATATTAGTAGAATTAACGATCAAGAAATATTAGATAGCTTAGACATAGAAACTCCTGAAGGATTAGAAAGTCAATTTCCTGATAAACAAAAAGAAGCACAAGAAGAAGCAGATAGATTAATAAGTGAAGCTGAAGGAGATTTGTTAGATCCACCAGATGAATTATTAGACACACCTACAAATGTAGTAGATGATATAAACGAAATTACTTTAAATGTAATACAAAATAATGGAGATAAAGTAGAACATCAAAAAATAATAGATGCTTTATTAGAAAAATATGATGAAGATATTGTAGGAAAATATTTTAATAATTTAATTGCTGAACAAGAAAAAATAAATCCTGAATATTCTG